GCGTGAGATTGCCTACCGTAATAATTGAAGACATAGCGCCAAACAGCCAAGTGACTGTTATTGTCAGCGAATTCTTGGAGTTTGATGATGACCCCAACCCCCCAGCCGAAAGGCCAGAGGATCAGGAAGAAGAAAAGGTGTGGTTGGTTAGCAAGTCGGGGAAAGGTTGAGGTAGTCGCCGTGAACGCCACTACATACGCGCTCTGCGTACCTAGCTTCTTCTGCTTGTTCTTCTTCAAAGTCACCCTGACCAGCTAGGCCAAGGGCAACAAGTACAAATAGGGCGAGGGGGTAGCGTAGTTTCATATCTATGCCTCCCATACTTGAATAATGTCGCCGCCTAAAACATCTTTTCTTTTAAGCTGCCTGATTGGTTTTCTTGGAAATTTGATCGCAGCTTCCTCAAAATCCCAGACTGTACGGAACCAAGACTTTTTTAGCCCTTTCTGCAAATGGAGCTTTACAAGGTGCGTCCTAATTTCATTTACAGTTTCCTCTGCGGTATCGTATTCGTAGCTCACCATTTTACTCCCGAATCCATTACGAGAGGTGTATCTGCCATATAGTTGAAACAAAACTCACCGAGTTTGCCGGTGAAAAACACTTCAAACTGGTCACTTGCATAATTAGGTCTTTTCAATGCTTCAATACGCCAAATGTTGTTTGACCGATAAAGGTTGTATCGGTATTCGGTATCACCGTGAACCTCGTGGCTTTCGGTTATTTCCGCGCCCTTGTTTGCCCATAGAAAGCAGTTCAGAAAGCTGCGGTCAGTCTTTTCTTGCAAAAATTCTGCTTTCATAAAGTAATCGGCTGCTCCAGAAGGGTAGCCATCTTGATGAATGTAAATGGTTGCTGCGCTAAAGCCGCTTTTGATTTGGTAGGTTGCTCTGGTAGACATTTTTTGTTCCTAAGAATTAGTTGGGGGGTGGAGCCGCTTACGCGGCCTTGATATGTGATTTTAAGACGTAGATGTCGCCTCGGATACCGGCGTTCACTTTGTAGCGTTTTGCCGTTTCCTTGATGTAAGTGCCTTTGTACCAGCAGTAGGAGTCTACCCAAGGGAAGTGTATCCAGACATCTTGACCAGCTTTGAATTGATTTTGCATTTTGTCGTCCCTGTTTCGTTGTGTATGGCATCTATTATAAAGAAAACCTTTAAGATGACAAGTGATTTAGGGCTAAATATCAATAAAAGTTGCAAATAAACACACTTTTTAGGGTAAAATAGGGGCTATCACAGGCAAATTGAAATAACAAGGACAGTAAATGGTCTATTTAGAGCGTTTTGCTTATCTTGACAGCGGCACACTTGGCAAANTATGGGTTGGCGATTGGTCATGCTACACGATAGAGCGGCCTTGGAAAAACAACGCGCCGAATGTTAGTTGCATTCCAGAGGGTGAGTACAAGTGCGAACCTTTCAGCGGTACTAGATTTCAAGACGTTGTGCAGATCCTCGATGTGCCAGACCGAACGTTTATTCTGTTTCATGTTGCCAACTTCCCTCATGATGTCGAGGGCTGTATTGGGTTGGGTAGTAGGTTTAATTCAGACGCATTAGAGCCAGCCGTGTATGACAGCAGGGTAACCGTGGCGGAATTCTTTCTGCAAGCGGGTAAATCATTCGACCTTAAAATACAGGGTGTGAGGGCAGAGAGTTGAGTTTTGGTATTGTCAAAGAACTTGTCGGGCCTGTTACTGGCTTACTGTCTGAGTTCATTGAAGACAAAGACCAGAAGGCTAGGCTGGCGCATGAGATTGCGACAATGGCAGAACGCCATGCCAATGAGAACGCCAAGGCACAGCTAGAGGTCAACAAGGTAGAGGCTGCAAGCAAAAGTCTGTTTGTGGCTGGATGGCGACCCTTTATCGGTTGGACTTGTGGGCTAGGTATGTTTGGTAACTTCATCACGATACCGTTTGCTAACTTTGTTTTGGCCCTTTTGAGTTACGAAATAGTTATTCCCCTTGTTCCACTAGAGACTATGATGCCCGTGTTGATGGGGATGCTAGGATTGGGCGCAATGAGATCATTCGAAAAGACGCGGAAAATATGAATTTAGAAGTAGCTTATGTAGCAACTACAGACTTAATACCCTATGCAAACAACCCACGCACCCATAGCGATCAACAGGTGGCGCAGGTAGCAGCAAGCATTCAAGAGTTTGGTTTCAACAACCCAATTCTAATAGACGAGCACAATAGCATTATTGCAGGGCATGGCAGGTTAGCCGCAGCACAAAAGCTAGAGATGAATACAGTGCCTACTATATTGCTTGAAGGGTTAAGCGAGGCGCAACGCAAAGCCTACGTTATAGCTGATAACAAACTCACTGAAAATGGGGGGTGGGATTACGACCTTTTAGCGGTAGAGATTGAGCGGCTAAAAGAATTAGATATAGACGTTAACTTGACTGGTTTCGAGCCTAAAGAATTTAATACGCTTCTTGGTGAAGAAATAGAAAAGGACGTATCCGAGCCTAAAGTTGATTTTTTTGAGAATGAAATGATCATGAAATTTTCTAGCGAAAAGCAGTTAGAAAAATGGTACGAAATGGCGGAAAAAGAGGGAATTGAGTGCAAAATTTTGTAGTCAAATTAGAAAGCCCACCACCCAAAGGGTTTCGCAGCGTTAAAGCGGCTCAATCGGTTGATTTGAATGTTGAGAAAAAACTTACGCATAAATTAAGCGTAAATGCTGACGTTGTTTCTGACTTTAATGTTGGACTGATTATTGGGGCTTCTGGTTCTGGTAAAACAACTTTGGCAAAGCAGATTTATGGCGCGGACTGCTTCAAGGAGATATTAGATTTAAGCAAGCCAGTTATTGAGCAATTTCCCGACCACATGAGTTATGAAGACACAGTCAAAGCATTAACTGGTATCGGTTTATCTCAAGTGCCTTGTTGGGTTAAACCGGCTGGAGCTTTGTCGAATGGGCAAAAAGCCAGAGCGGAAGCGGCTTTGCAGCTTTGCGCTGACGTTGAAACAGTGGTAATAGATGAATTTACTTCCGTGGTTGACAGGAATGTAGCTAAGGTCATGGCGCATTGTGTTCAAAAATACGCAAGAAAATTAGGGAAAAGAATTGTTTTGGTGTCATGTCATTACGATATATTTGAATGGTTAAATCCTGATTGGGTCATTGATTGTAATGATGAATCTTATTCTAACCGGAGGTCGCTTCGGCAAGACTACAAAAGAACTGAAACCTTATGCTTCGACATTGCGCCTTGTTCAAGGAAGCAATGGTCAAGTTATAGCAAGTATCATTATTTAAGTGAAAAAATGCCGGGTGGGCATATTGAGACTTTTGGGGTTTATTTGAATGGCGAACAGATTGGATTTCAATGTTTTGCCAATTATGTGCCTCATAGGAAAGGTACAAAGAAAATAATGCACTTTAACAGGACAGTAATTCACCCAGATTATGTGGGTTTTGGTTTGGGGATCAAGGTCATAAATGCGACTGCAAAATTCATGTCCGAGCAAGGCTATGTAGTAATGGGCAAATTCAGCAGCTTGCCAGTGTTCAATTCAATGAATAAAGACGAAAAGTGGAAATTGGCTGCGGTTTCAACCAACACCCATTCCGCTCAAGTAAACCCTAGCGGAAGTATGAGCAGAAAAGGTGGTTTTAGAGTACGAACAAAAACATTTTCTTTTAAGTATATTGGATGATGGCAAGGCCTTTGAAAAATATAGATTGGGATCAGGTAGACAAAATGTGTGCTATACACTGCACGGGTGAGGAGCAAGCCGCTATCCTTGGTGTAGATTACGACACACTAAACCGCGCTTGTCATCGGGAGCACAATTGCAGTTTTGCGGATTACTTTAGACAAAAGGCCAGCAACGGTAAAATGAGCCTACGCCGCAAGCAATACAGCGCAGCTATGGATGGCAATACAACCATGCTTGTATGGCTAGGCAAGAACTGGTTAGGCCAGACCGATCAGGTAGAACCAGAGGCGCAAGACCTACCACCTATCGTCATTGAGCGAGCAAGTGAGGCTAACTAAGCCACAAGATGACATCTTCTTCAGTGAGTCACGCTTCAGAGCAGTGGTTGCTGGTAGACGGTTTGGTAAGACGTTTCTGTCAACTCATGAACTGTTAAGGGCTGCGCTAGGTGGCAAGAATAGAAATTGCTGGTACGTTGCACCGACTTACAAGGCAGCAAAAGAAATTGCGTGGGATATGCTCAACGATGCACTGCCCGCTGGATACATAACTAAGAAGAATGAAAGCGCACTTAGCCTACTGTTACGCAATGGCTCAACTATCTCACTTAAAGGGGCAGAGAAGCCTGATAATTTGAGAGGGAGGGCGCTGGACTTTGTCGTGCTAGATGAGTTCGCTGATATGCGCCCAGAGGCATGGTTTGAAGTATTGAGGCCTTCACTGTCTGATCGCAAAGGGTCGGCGGTGTTTATCGGCACGCCAAAGGGCCGCAACCACTTTTATGATGTATGGACTAAAGGCGTAGATGGTGAAGATGGCTGGGAGTCTTTCCAGTACACCACCATCGAGGGCGGCAATGTTGATGCAGAAGAAATTGAGGCTGCGAAGGCTGATCTTGATGAGCGTACATTTCAACAAGAGTATGAGGCAAAGTTTGTCAACTACTCAGGCATCATCTACTATGCGTTTAATCGCGAGGAGAGCGTGCGTAGAGGCGTTTTAAGTGATGACCTACATATTGGTATGGACTTTAACTTAGACCCCATGAGCGCGGTTGTGTGCATTCGTGAAGGCCAGACATTAAAAGCAGTTGATGAGATTGTTATGTACGGCAGCAACACTGATGAAATGGCAGACGAGATCAAGCAAAGGTATCCAGATAGAAGTATTACTGTATACCCAGACCCAGCGAGTAAGCAGCGCAAGACCAGCGCGGGAGGGCGCACAGACCTTTCCATACTACAGAACGCAGGATTCACGATTAAGGTTAGGAATTCGCACCCAGCCATTCGTGACAGAATTAACGCAGTAAACAGCCGCCTTTGCTCTACAACGGGAGTGAGGGCGTTATACGTTGATCCTCAGTGCAAGCAGACTATCGCTTCACTCGAGCGGCAAACTTACAAAACGGGAACAAGTCAGCCGAATAAAGATGACGGCTTCGACCATATGAATGACGCTCTGGGCTACTTGGTGGAATACCTGTACCCAATCAGAAAACAAAACCAAATTACCCAACCGCAAAGGTGGAGCTGATGCAGACGATTGACTACCAACA